ATGTGGTGGGCGACCGGGGCAGCGGCGAGGTGTGGACTTCTTCCAAACTGTCCTTTACCGGGGAGCTGAACCAATCCTGCACGGCAGACCTGATCCTGGGGATGCACGCCGATTCCTACTGGTATGCGGGCGGGCTGGACGACTGGTTCCTGGACTGCGACACACAGCTAACGGCGGAGGACTTGGAAACCTACTTCCTATCTTCCCTCTGTGCCAACGGCGGCGATACCGCCGGGGATGTGGATGGGATGACCGAGCCGGGAACGGTCATGCTCCGGGCTTCAAACGGCGTCTATCCATCGGAGGGCGTGCTGACCACGGCGGCAGCCGTCTGCAATCTCTCCGGCACGGGGCGTGTATCCGTGGCCAGTGAGTATATCTCCGGCACCACGGCAGTGGGAACGGTGGAAACCTCCACCAGCGATGACCTGGAGGAATGGAGCGCATGGACGGCGGTTCCTGCAGACGGAAGGCTGGCGTCTCCCAACCGGGCATATATCCGTTTCCGGGTAACGCTTACCACAAGCGACACTTCCCGGACCCCGAAGCTCATTGATATCCGGCTCTATGACATCCCCAAGTCTCCCTATGAAAAGATCGGGTATGCAAGGCCGGTAGTGCTGGACAGTAATGGTGCATGGGAGGCAGTGCTGGAGAACGCCTATGACATCATCGTGACGGGAGAGATTAACGGCGAGGATACCCTTTCCTTTAAAATCCCCTACCGGGATGGGAAACGCTCCTTTGTGGACAGCGAGAAGAAAATCCAGATCGTGGATGATGTGT